TAATGGCATTGCTTAAATAGCGCAGCACGTAAGCGGCGGTGTGCAGAGTTTCCGAATCCAGGTAACTGGGATCGGGCTGGCCGAAGTTGTTTTTTTGGTAGGTGGTAATCGCGCGCTCTATTTTAAGGACGCCGCCTACCACATAACTGGTGGCGATGCCGTAAGACAATAGCGAGTTGCGCTCAGACCAGATAAACCGTTTTCCGGCGCGCGGCGCCAGCAAACCGGTCAGATCGCCTGTTTGCGTCGGCCTGGCCGGATCGGCGGCGATAAATACGGCGTTTCTGGCACCATACGATGCTGCATATTCCCAGGACGGGTGCGGGCAGTCTGCGTCGATACCGGCGACGGTGTGATGCGGATCGTTGCGCAAGCCGCCTGCGGTGGTTAATGCGCTAAGCGTACCGCGCAAGGCGCTGTAGCAATGGCCGTAAACTTGCCGCGACCACGACCAGCGGCCCGACGCATCGCCAAATTCGACGGCGAATGCGTCTAGGCTGGTTGAGTCGGTGTATGGATGGATGACGAAATCGTAAGGATCGTCGCCCATTGCGCTGATTGCGCCGGTCAAGGTCGGATTGGTGGTGCCGTTTGCCATAGCCACGTAAGCCAGAGCGACTCCAGCAGGCAATGATTCTCCTCCAGCCTCGCCGCGGAACGAATCCAGCACGGTGATGTCGTTGCCGGTCTGGCCTTTCCATTGACAGGTCAGCGTTACCACGTTGGTGGCGACGGTTGCCGTTACCGGCAGATCGGTAGCGGCATTGATGGCCGCATTGATTGACGTGGCGATGGTGTTGGCGGTGTCGGTTGAGCCGACAGCCACTTGTACTTTTTGTCCGGCGATATACAGGTTAATAGTGCCTGCTGCGGTAGCCGGTCCGGTTACGGTGATGGTGCCGCTTGCGGCAACGCCTGCGCCGGCATCGGCAACCGGCAGGCACCAGACTTCGCCGGTCGGGTCCGCCATGCGGTAAATGGCGTGCATGCGTGCCAGCATGGAGCCGCGTCCGAACAGGGCGATTGCCTGCGCGGTGGTGCTGACGATGACCGGCACGTTAACGAGCGCCGACCCGGCAGCCAGTTTTTGCCCGATCAGCAGCGAGCGGACAGGCTGCGAGAAATACGAGGCCTGGCTGTTGTCCATTTCCGCATAAAACAGCGGCACGCGGACGCCGTTTCCGGACGGGATATAATTAAAGGGGACTGTCATGGCTTACTCCTGATTTGCCGCGCGAACCGGAGCCACTGCGGACGGTTTCGCTTCTATGATGTCGCCGTCATCCAGACGGCGCAGCCAATATTGGTGCGGCTCGACGTTTCGCCCTTCCGCGGGCAATAGGTCGCCGCGATCCGGGTCCGGCACTTGCCGCCCAGCTACGGGTTTTATAAACATGGATAGACTCCTGGGTTACGGCAAGTTGCCGGTTTTTGGTGATTTAATGGTGTGTTCGATGCGGCCGTCTGGGCCTTCTGATCCTGGCGGCACAAGGTTTGGATCGTAAGCGGGATCGATGTCGTCGACATTGACGGTCATGCCGTCGAAATGCGGCAATGCGGACAACTCGATGGCCTGCCAGCCGTCTTCGGGCCCTATTTGCATTTCGGCGCCGAAATCGAACTGATACCAAAGCCGCGCCCTATCCAGATCCAACAGATTGCCGCCCTGGTAACAGATGCCGCGATAAATGGTTGGATCCGGCTGCCAGCCTAGCAATGTACGCCACAATTCGGCGCGGATACTGTCGTGCGCGTTATTGCCGGCGTTTTGCCCGCGCTCATCCGGCACGTTGCTGACCGCAACAATGACCGCGAACGACTCGACCAGTTTTTGACGCACGTCGTTGAGACTTTCCGGGTCGCCCGGATTATCGTCCAGAGGGATCACGAACGCATACGGTAGGTCCAGGCTGGCTGTTTCTTCCAACAATTTAAAACGCGCAGCGCCGGCCACACGCCCGGCAAACGACGGGCAGTAAGTGCGCAAATGCGCAATAACGTTATTTAGGTTCATCCGGCTTGCAAGGCTTTTTGTAAGGCAGCCGATATGACGGCTCGTATTACCGCCTGTTTGTTATCCAGGGCGGCGATCATGAAGTTTTTGCGCGGTTTTAAGCCTCGGCTGGTGCCGTACTCAAGAAACGCCGGGTAAAACACTTTCATTTCGGCGGTTTTAAATGGCGCTATTTTGGCGTAGCCGCCGCCAGAGCCAATCTTGACCTTGATCGACCGGCTCATAGCCCCCGTTACTTTCCCAGGAAAGTCGCCTGCGCCTGAAATTGCGCGCTTAGCGATCAAACGCCGCGCCTCCCTGCGCACCTCGCCGCCACCCTTACGGATGGCTGATTTTAGTTCGCGCTTGTTGAAGATAAGGCGATCAAAGCCTTCTATCTTCATCTTAATGTTGTTTTGTTGCTGACTACTTACTCCGATCATTTTGACAATCCCTTTCCCATTGCGCGCGCTGCACCGCTAAATCAGCCAGTTGGTTGTACGTTAGCGACTGGAGTTGCAGCCTGTTGTACGTCGGTGGCTGGAGCTGACACTTGGCCGGCAGTTGTGAGCAGGCCGATAAGCTCGTCGCGAGACAAAGCGGCAATATGCGATTTAATTTCATCATCGGTCGGTCCTTTCGGTTTATCCGGAGTCAGCATTATTTTCAGCAGCCCAAGACCGCCTAGCAGTATGGGTGCTGCATTTAAAGCGGCGGTGTAATAATCGCCGGACAACCCGGCGACGACTGCAAGACCAGCGTGCTGGATTAACGTTGGCGATACAGCTATGCCTGCCGCTGCACTGATTTGCGTCGATGTTTCAGCCGCTCGATCCGCGACAAATTGCGCTGTTTGAGCGGCATACTGGCCTAATCCGGGCGCAGGGGTTTTAACCCAATTTCCCAATGGGTCTTTTGTCCATCCTGGGGGGCAATCGTTCATATTGATGACTCCTATTGATTAAATGATCGGACCTAAATGCTTGACCTCAAGCATCGTAAAACGCTGCGCGTCGCCCACGTTGATTGAACGTAGGACGCGATAACGGACGTTACCGTTCGGGTAGTCGATAACGTGTTGTTGGGTGATGTCTTCCGGCTTGGTACCGGTGCCGTAGCGCAACCAGATGCGATGCGTCATTTCTTCGCCCACTTGCATGCTGCCCCAATAGGCGGCGCCGGATACCGGATCGATTTTTGCCCAGCGGGAAAATCCGGCGTCGAACGTTTCGGTCAGCCCCATATCAACGTTAGGCTGACTGGTTCGACGCCTGACCGTGACGCGACGCTGCAGCTCGCCGTTATCGGGCCATGTAATTGCAACCGCCGTCATCCCCAGTACCTGTCGTTATCGAGCAGCCTGTCGACATACGGCATCGGCGTAATTTCGCCGCCGCGCGTGTTGACGGTTTCGCCGCGGTGCGAATAGTGAGTATCGCAACGCAGCAGCATCCAGGCTTTGATCGTCGGCGACAATTCGCCTGGCGAAAAGTTAATGCCAGGCTGGCCGAGAAAATTTAAACCGGTACCAACATCGGCTATGCCGATTGCAGCACCTCCGTTTGTGGCAGAAAGTTGATAGACACCCGGCGAAACGACGGACTGTACGTAGTAATCGGTTCTAGGCTTCAGGGCGACAGGCAATGCGCCGCCGGAATTGCTGAGCCGGACGGCGTCGCCGACGGCCAATGCCCGCCAGTTTTTGACGGCAATGGTGTCGGCAGTAGCATCAAATACGGCCTGAGCGACATAACCGGCCTTAAATGTGACCCAAACCGCGCCGATCTGCGGTCGGCTGATCGGCCAGATTTTGCCGAATACCGGCGTTATCCTGGCCGGCTCGGTCATGGGATCGATAACGTAATCGGTAGCCGGCATGGTTTGCTGGTTGCCGCCGGTATCGATGTATTGGATGGACTCGACTTCGATTAGCGGCGCTTTTGGCAGCAGAATGGCGTTTCCTTGCAAGCTGACGTCGTAATCGATATTAAATCCGTTGCCGTAACCGGTCGGGAACGCATCGAACTTGTATTGGTACCGAGCCGCGATAAACTGTTTCCTGGTCAACTCCTCGGCATAGGCGCGAGCGCTGCCGAGATAGATGTCGATCAGGTTGTCATCGTCGGTGATGTCCTGCTTGACGTGCTGCCGCACGTCGTTGA